GGGGAACGAGATAGCGGCTGCACCTCCATTAGCCCAACGAATGGACTTTCCAACCATGGCTGCGTCATAGTTGGGTGCCAGCGTAATTGAGGTTCCACCGACAATACCATAAATGGTAAGGCCGGTTGTAACTGGAAACGCTTGCGGCAAGAAAGAGGATGTGGCTGCATTGCCGGTCTCATTTAAGGTAATGGCCCACATGGTCGCCAAATTGAGCCCACTAGCGTTATTCGCATTAGTGAGGTCGATGACGAGCTGGTACACATCACCTGAACTAGCCCCTGGTGGCAATCCGTGAGAAACACCTGTATAGGTGTTAACGGATGCCGCCCCAGAAACGGCATCCCACTGCGAGTTCTGGATGAAGTTAAACGCTGTGGGAAACCATTTGAATACAGCAGAAGGTAGGGTCTGCACACGAGGATTGAGCATTCTACGAGAAAACTGAATATCGTAATCCACCAAGAGATACCCTGGGTTGTCAGCAGACACCCCATTTGTGGTATTCTTGGTATAGACTAGAAGCTCTCCATCAGCCTGATGCTGCACGTCCTCCGCATTCAGCACGTCAGTGTTAAACCAATCGTGAGAACCACGAATGATGTCCACAGAGTGATTGGACCACTGGGGTCCAATAAGCGCTGAATCCGTAGATAATGCGTACGACAGGAAGTTGGAACTCGTGTGATTGACCTTTGGTCCACCATGGTTAGAATGGTACATCATTAAGATATCTCCCGCCAAAGAGGTGGGGGAACTAGTGATGTAGTGAGCTTGTGCTTTGTTCCATCGAAACCTCTCATAGGTTTGGAAGAAACCCCTCAACCCAGATGCGTTGAGGGAGACAGGACTCATTGCCATGCCAGCCTGGAGACACCACCCCGTGAAAGTAGCGGCTGTACCGCCAACGGCCATGACAAAGTCACGTCCGATGATGCGAACACCATCTGCCGTCGGGAGCACCGTTTGTTTGACAGAACGCACAGTGTTCCCAAGTGACACTGGTGCGACTTCCATCTCGGTGACTCCTTCAAAGGGGGCAAGTCTTGACCCAGGCACCCGAGGGTTCGCCAAGGATTTAACAATATGTTCCTTAGCGGCCCTTGTGGCACGTTTTCTAACCTGTGCAACATCTCGGTTTTGCGCCTTCTTACCTGATCCAGCCATAGATGTCCTTCGCTAGACTGACTGCTCCTAAAGCTGCGAAAGCAGTGGAAGCAAATGGAGACAAAGCACCAGCTGTAACTGCAGCTGCGGGAATCGCTCCTTCTAGGGAATAGATCGACTTGATGAACGGTAATGTAGACTTCAAACCTCGATATATTGATGAACCTTGACCTGCTCTGTATGATCTGGAGATAGACGAATACACAGTTGGGGACATGAAGGGTTTGTGGGATCCTCCCCTCCAGGAGGACTGTTCATCACACACACAATGGCGTGTTCTGGGTACTCTACGTCGGACAGGTGTAGCAAGCTACCCATTCTTCCTATCTCGAGATCCATACTTACACCCACTGCCAGCCGTGCAGTCTCTTGGCCTTTATATTAGCCCATCATATTGGATTTGGCCGGTTAAGTGTGTAACCCCAATCATTGGTCGATAAAAATCGACCGGAAAGCGTAGGCTCCTGGTTCACTGCGGACCGTCAGATTCCGATAGTGATTCTCCAAGCACACCTGCTCATCAGGTGTGACGCCAAACGCTACATAGAAGGACGCTCGCGCGGCGGGATGAACGTCCCGGTACGTGCGATTTTGGCCGTCCCCCAGCGTCCTGAAACTCCATGGAAGGAGGTCTTTTGGGATAGGACGCTTACAACCCGATCGGATATACAATTGGTAAAGATCTTGGAATACTGGTAGGCCTCCGGCCAATGCGATTCCTCCAGTACCTACGGCATCCAACCAGCCGCGGAATATCTTACCATTATCGTATGGTGCCAACATCACTGAGTCTTTAACTATTGCGGTACGGATATTGCGGCACATCACCCACATGGAACCGTCAAAGACGGGCTTGGTCTGACAGAATTCAATGCACTCGAACTCATCAACTGGTTCCTCGACAACCATGTTGAATCCCATTTCGAGATACCATTCTGAAAGTCCATCCATGTAATTGGGTAAGTCCGTTCGCTCCATAAAAACCACGCAATCATCCCCGTTATTGGCCAACGCTATCTCAACACCCCTTTCCAGCGCATGTGCTTTGACCATGCAACACATGATCAGGCAATTGCCCAAACTCGTATTCATGTCACCACTCATACGAGTGCCATTAATGGTATATTTAACCACACCATCTGGCGTCTGTCCCGCTGCGGTATTGATCAACTGGAGGTTTAACAACCTTCTCAGTCTCTCCTTGTGCTTCTTCTCTTTGAAACAATTGACATAAATGTCATGTTCCCATTGAAGAGCCACCTTGGACACGTGTTGGTCAAACCTAGACGCGTCCAAACCTACGGCGACAGGGTCTCGAAACATATCCCACTTTTCACGGAGTAACTTCGCAGACTGTTCTGCGTTGTAACCCTTGATTACAGTGGGGTGCCCGAAGACTTTGGCAATGCTCTTGAATAAACGATGCTCAAGGGGTTTCAAGTAGCGTCCAACTCTGATGTTGAACTTAGGATCCCGTGGAGATATTATACGGGGGACAGGATCCTTCTTGCTCGTCCAATCGGTCTTCTCGTACTTTACAAAGATGTTCAGTTTGGCATCCTCCTCCAATGACGAACGTCCCGCACGAATGTCATTTAGAGCATGCTGATACACAACCTTCTTGCGGCCATTATACGCATCAACAAATTGCTGATGGGATATTGGGGCGGTCGACGGAAGTTTGGCTCTCAGCATTTCACCAACGGCTGCCATGCGCTGGTGCCAGGTGGGTTCTTGAGGCTTGGGAGGTCTGACGAACTCCCCCTCAGCATTTTTAACAAGAAAAACCCGTTCCAGAACACCTCGAAGCAAAGTATCGAGGTCATTTGTGAATGGCTGAATTTCGATGTCAGGAGCCACGCCAGCCACTCTTACGTAGCGCCGCTCCTTAGGGACACCCACCACCCTACGCCACTGCAAACGGTCTCGGCGTGCAATTCGCGGCGTAAAAC